TCTTTTATTGCAAATAACAACGGATCTAATATATTTTGTACTTCTTTAACATTACTTATATCTGCGTTTAAATTAGATAGTACAATGTCTACAATATTTCTGTAATCATTTTCTTTTATTGCAGTCATAATAGCATACGCATGTGTTAGATCTATGTTATCGTTTTCTAAACTTAAAATATTTTCATAATATTTTAAATTTTCTCTATCTATCATTACATTTCCTTATGACAGTATTGTTTATAACAAGTAGATTAAGACCACATTTTTTAAATGTACTGATAGCATCAGTTGGAGTTTCAACTATAGGTTCCTGGCAGTTGAAACTGGTATTCAAAACCATAGGAATATCGGTCAATTTACTGAATTTTTCTATCACTGTATAAAATTTGTTATTAATCTCTTTGGACACAGATTGAACTCTTGCAGTTGTGTCTACATGGGTAACGCCAGGAATTTTATTTGATTTCGCAGGCACAATTCTTGACATGTAAGGCGATACTTGATCGGTATCAAAATACTCTTGATAATGTTCTTCTAGCACTGCCGGCGCAAACGGTCTAAAATCTTCACGTTTTTTGATTGTGTGGTTGATTCTGTCTTTGATATTAGGATCTCTAGGATCTGCCAGTATGCTTCTATTTCCTAGTGCTCTATTACCGCTCTCCGATTTACCTTGATACCACCCTACAATTTTGCCATCTGCAATTGCCTGTGCAGTCTCCTTTGCTACTTCGTCGAACGACTTCTCAATCCAGTCAAATTCGTCTAACAGCGCAGTGTCTAAATCCCAGTCTGTGCCCGCGTATACCGTCGTGTCGTGAACGTTGTTATTAATCACATAGTCTGCATGCATATAAGTACCGAGTGCTTGTCCTTCATCGCCTACGGCCGGAGGAACGTGTACCTTGTCGTAGTGTTCAGTAAGCATTTCATTTACATAGCCATTATATGCAACGCCGCCTGCTACACAAATATTATCGCTGGTTTTGAGAGGATAGACGATTTCTTTAATTAAGTGCTCTGTCTTTTTTTGCAGTGTGTAAGCAGTGTCTTGTTTTTTGGTTTTTTCTAAAAGTTCTTTTGCACCATTAGGAAGTTTGTGGTTAGGGTTGTCAAGATATAGATCTATCATATCTGCAATGTCCTCATCCCAATTGCCGTATCCTGCCAATCCCATAACTTTGCCGGCGCCGAGATATCCTAACCCTATATCCTGTGCTAGCCTGTTCCAGAGTCCGCCGATAGATAATTGGTTAGATAGATCGATAATTTTGCCTGTCCTGTCTACAAAGATACAATTAAATTGCCAGCCTCTGCCATCAATTGCTAGTATATCAGATTCTTTAAATTCTGATGAAAGAAAGGCGTAAGCCGCGTGACTCTGATGATGATCAATATAATAATACTGTTCTGTTTGGTAACAGTCCCAGAGATGTTCTGGTCGAAAATTCAAGAACTCTGTATTTGGCAGTGTTTTTTCTAGGAGATCGATCACAAACTCCTGACCGAGATTAGACACTGTGAATGCAAATACATCACTGTGAGAATACTTTTCGTAGTTAGGTACAAATTGTTCTCGAAAGAATCGCCTGCTGGGTTCTTTGTCATGAGAGTTTTTAGGATTAAGATTGTGCTTTAGTCTTGTATAGCGTTCTTCCTGTCTGTGAGTAACACCGTCGTACCAGTTATGATCATGAATGTTTACAGCAATAGAAAAAATTTTCATTCTGTTTCTGTTATCCCCAACTTATTAAGAATCATCTGTTTCTGCCAATCTGAACGTCGTGGAATAATGTCCATGCAAGTCTCGCAGTATTTTTCAAATTGGAATAAATCAAAATTCATCATTTTATCTACGTTTTCTTTGGTTATTTCATACTGTCTAGAGCCATTAATAACTTTTCTGCTGCAATGACGAATTTTCTGTATTTCAAAATCTACAACAGGCACTAGAGGAAACTGTGCGCAAACTCGTCTGTCAATTTCTGGTGCCTGTTCCTGTCTTTTAAATTCTGGTGATCTAGAATTATATTCTTTAAATTCTGTATTTTTGTGGTCAATTTCTGTTAAATCAAAATTTTCTCTATACCTAAAGTAGTTAGGAGTTTCAATAATTAGATTGTAATTGTTTTTGTCGTTTTCTTCGAAAAAATCAAATTTGCCAAGTTTTTCAATCCTATCCTCGTAAAAGTCTAACACCAGATGTTCTATATAGATAATTTCTGGGTCTTCTAACACCCAAGGATAACTGTTTCTTACAAGAGAATTACTTAACACCTGTATAACAAGATTGTCGTGTTTCTTTATTTCAGCAATTACTTCATCAAGATTTCTAATAAGGCCAGGCTCTCCGCCTAGTAGGCAGATTCTTGTTTTATAGGGAGAAAGATACTCTACAGTGCGTTTTAGAAAATCCATATCTACATGGAGATTTCTCATCTGTTTTGTCCATGCTGTGCAGTAGTGACAGGACTTATTACAGGACTTCGAAAGATAAAAGTCTACTGTAAGATATTCTGATCCTTTAAGATCTTTTAAAGTTTTGATCGTCATTTTTTTATAAACTTCTTCCGTTCAAATATATAGTTGTTTCTTTGTTATAACTAGGAAATTTCCAAAATTCATTCGGTAAACCGTTTCTACAATCTTCTGGAACATCTTTATTTAGAGTGTCCGCATGCTCCTTTCTGTCTCTATCTTCATTTTCATAACCTATACCAACTAGTAGTTTAGGTTCTTTTTCTGTTTTTATAAGCTTTTTAACAGGTTCTTCGTCCATCGCAGAACAGATTCCTGTTTTATAACCGAGTAAACCAGCTGTCAAAATTAATTCACCGACGCTAATACCCATACTGTAGTTTTTTTGTTCAGTAAGTACTCTTTGTCCAAATTCACTGCCGTTTTTTCCTCTTAGATGAGTTGCGCCACGTGCTTCTCCTTCGTCCTCTACATATACAAACAACACATTTGCATATACCTGAGAATTCTTTACAGCATAATTTTGATATAACCAATTCTCGCCTTTGTCTTCTTCTAGTGCTTCTTTTATTCCTAGAGTAAATTTATGTGTACAATTATATATTTGTTTTATAATATACTCATCTGTAAAAATATGCAATGACAAATGTTTCTCATTTTGTTTAGAAGGAGATTTTTTTGCAGCATAAATTAATAATTCTAAATCCTCATTAGGTATAGATTTAGATAAATCATAATTTCTCTGTGCTCTTTGCACAGTATCTATAGATTTTTTTATCTCATCTCTATTCATCTTATGTGGAGACCCAATCATACAAATGATTACTTTTGATTACGTCTAAGTCTGAATATGCAGTTAATATGTCTGTTTTTTCTATCAATTGGTGTTTTTTTAAATATTGGTACACATAAGAGTATGCTTTTTGATTTCTATCTATGCTCGTTATACCTGCTATTTGACTATCGTCGCAGAGCGGCAAATATAATTGACAGTAATAACCTCGATCCAAAAATTTATTCATAGAAAAAGTAGAACTATGTAAAACACATCCCGAAGTATTGGTTCCTCCGTATATTATTGTAGTATGATTAGGTGATAATTCAAAACCAATTTCACTAAGATGGGCCTCAAGAGTAGAGAACTTATCTTCTTTGTAAAATTGTAACCAAGTCCAACCTTTATCCAAGGTTGCTTGTTTTTTCAATACAATATTTTTTGAACATTCAGTGTCCTCTAGATCTGTTCTATCTGTTGCGCCTGCTGATGCTATTACACATTTTTCTCTATCTATATACCTATCATTAATAATATCTTGTAGGGCATATGTTCGATATCTATCTGCAAAATCATCGGTTAATGCAGGATGTCCTTCTATGTCCATTAAGAAAATTAAACAATTTTTATTCATAGTTTATACTTTACAGAATATTTCTATCTGCATTTTCTTCTTGTTGTTTTACTTTATCGTCCCAAGATTTAAAAAGTTTTTCTTTTTCAGATGATAATTCTTTAGGAATATAAAATTCTTCTAGTTCAGGAAATACATCAAATAAATGACTTTCCCATTTAGTACCTTCGTAAAATTTATCTCCTCTTAATAGATATTCAAATACATCTTGCACGTCTACATCTGGGTCATTAGGCATTTCTAACGCTGCTACAATATCAGGCCAATCTTGGTATTTTGGTATCAATTTATCTTTTATAGGTTTAGGCAAATTGCTAGGCTTTAAATGTTTAGGGTTTTCGACATGTGCCCAATTTAATTGATTGATAACTGGATTTTCTTTGCACCAATCAATTATCTCATAAAAACGCATAACACTTAAGAATGATACTAGTCCATTAAAATCAACTACTACATTAGGGTATTTTTTGCATAATTCAATATTTTCTACTACTTCGGCCCATTCAGTCCTTCTTCTCATGTATTCAATAGTTTTACCTATTCCGTCGATTGATGCGACAAATGTTACACGATCGAAGTGCGGCACATATTTAAATATGTTATGCTTGCCTGCTTTGGTTTTTGTTAGATTAGTTTGGTACTTTATTCTTATTCTTTTAGAATGTCCAGAATCAATAAGTGCATCTAACATTTCATAATGTTTTTTCATTATTAAAGGTTCGCCACCAATAATCTTTATGCTTTTGATGTATTGGGCAATTTCTAAAATTTGTTCTGTAACCCCTTGAGTTTTATCTTTCATTACGTGAGACATGCGTTCTTCGCGTGCATCATCCATTGGTTTAAAAATTTTATCACTCCATACGCCTTTTTTGGCTACTTGCCAACGTGTAGTGGAATTATCGTGATGGCACATAAAACAATCTAAGTTACATTCTGATCCATATATTTTAAGTTGAACCTCAAATATTCTTTCGGCACCTTTAAGCGTAAATTCACCGGTCTCCTTGAATTTTGTAACTTGTCTTTCTATTTTGTTCCAAAATCTTGGATCATTTGTGTGAATTTTTAGACAATTTGTTCTTCTAGACCTTCCGTAGAGATTTTCGTCACTACGACAACGTTGACACCATTTGTTTACTGCTTTTAAATCAGACCCTACTGTAGTCATCTCTCTACGCAAATCATTCATGTAATCACTTTTTTCCATCCAATCTTTAAGAGGAACTTCTTCTACACTTACACCCGATGGTTTTCCAAAACAACATGCTTGGTACTGTCCGTCTATTTCTGAATATATTTGTGTGAACGGAATAGTACAAAAATAGATATCTTTATCTTTTGCTTGCTTTACTATGGATCCTTCTTTATCAGCAACTTTTTGACCTTCTTCGTCCATTATTTGCCACCAAGATTCGGTACTAATATTTCCGGGTGTAGATTTATCCCCCGGGCCACCTTTGGTCAACATATCCTTTGATACCAGTGGATTGGGTAAATCAAAAGCCCAGGCCTTCTCTGCACACCAAAAGCAACTGTTGCATTCATGTTTGAAATTGTCAGTTTGTTTTGCCGTGCCGACGCACGACCTTGTTAAAGGAAACAAACTGTCCATTAAGTTATGTTCTTGGAATACTCCAGCAACAAATTTTTTATTAACGTTAGCATATGCCTGATATATATAAAAATGTTTTTCTTTATAGCCAGTTCTGTACTCTTCGATCCAGGGCATGCCTTGGTCTCTGCGTCTTTCGGCCAAATAATAAAATCCCTTTGCTTGCATTTCGTTGTCTGGCGGGTTACGTGTCATACCGTCTAGTCTTACTGCGCCAGGATGTTTTTTCATTGCATCCCAAGCGATATTGTCTAACTGCATAATCTTTGACACTTGTGTTCTACGCATCCCTTCAAACTGAGGATAAGTTTCGATAACCTTATCTACTTTTTCAAAAGTAACAAAATCTTCAGTTTTGTCGTTAAAATCAAATATTTGTATATCGTCAATCAAGTTATTGGGAAAGTTATTTTTCATCCATTTTACAATTTTCTCTGCAGCATCTGCATCTAATGGAGCATTCAGATCTCTGCATGTAATTGGAATTATTCTAATCTGGGGATAAAAATTAGCAACAAGATAAAATAAGGATGCACTATCTAGTCCCCCTGATAAAGAAATTAAACATTTTTCTGGAATTTCTTTAGGAAAAAGATCGATAGTTTGGCCGCCGTATGTTAAATGCATAAATTATAATCCTCTGTATAGTCCTCGTACTTATCAGTCAATATGTACCTTATGTTTATTAAAGGCTTCGTTGTACTATTCGTCTACAAATGTAAAAATGTCTTCGAACGGTGCGTCTGTATCAAGTTTTGAATCTTCCGGTGTAAGTGTTTCCCATTTATACTTTTCTCCTTTACCTATCGTTTGTATTAGAGCAGGAGTAAAATCTAGAAATGGAAAATTAATCCATTTTTCTAGCCGTTCAGGAAAACATATATTATACGAAGTATCCCATCCCTTTTCTAAAGCAACACCAGTAATTACCTTAGCAAGCATGCCTATTTCTATTGCACAAGATTCTCTATTGTTACGATTAACAAATTTATAATTGTCTAATTCCCACAACGAATGAGAAGCATCAAAAGTTTTTCTATAATAGGCATTTGGTGATGCAATTCTCGGCCCGTATATTAATGTCCAAGGAGCAGAATACATATGATATAGTCCTGGATTTGGTCTATATCTGTCTCCGGGATCGCCTAATGCTTTGAGGTCAGTATTTATTTTATTTCCTTCACACAAATTCCAAAGTTCGTTGCTCCGGTTTTTATTAGGACCCAAAACGTGTACTTCATATGGATATCCTTTTTGCTTAGATGAGACCAACGGATATGCGGTTTGAAGTATTTGCAAAATTTCTTCTTCAGTAGGAAATATGGAGGTACTATAATTTACTACATGTTTCCTATTCTTTAATGACTCTTGTATCATATATAATTTCCTTACTGTAAATATTTAATTCAAAGCCCAAGCACGTTCTTGACACCACCAACATACACCGCAAGTTGTTTTATTGCTATCGAGATTAGTACATGAATAGGTTATGTCTAAAAGGCTCATAATTCCAAACTGTTTATAACATTCTATAATAAACTTTTTGTTAACAAATTTGAACGGTGCTAAGTAATCATCTACTCTTTCAATTTCGTGCCATAAATGGTATCCTGGTAATCGTTTTACGCTCAGCCCATCTTCTTGTTTGATAAAATTTTGTTGAACTTCTAACGGCGGTCCCATTGACACTCCGTTCATTACTAAATCCACAACTTTATATTTCTCTAATCTGTTAAGTAAGGATGCAATATACGTATTTTTATTATTATTTTGATTACCTTGGGTATTAAAAACTGTAGAAATTGGCCACTGTAAATCAACGTCTGGAAAAGATCTTTGAATATAATGCACAATATCAATTACAGCATTAGAATCGGTAGGAGCCCATAAATCGTATCCATTATAGGGCTGTATGGTGATATTCAAGTTTTTGGCATAACTAGTTTTTGCAAGAATGTAACATAACAACGTGCTATCGGCACCTCCCGACATTGATAGTCCAAGAGTTTTATTTCTAAAAACTTTTTTTTTAGACATGACCTGTATTGTGCCGAATTTATTTTTATAACGCATCTTTTACTGTTTTAATAACGTATTCTACTTCGGAATCATCTAACCATGCGTGAATTGGTAAAGATAATACAGTATCAGAGGCCTGTTTCGATGCTGTACAAAAGTCTTTTCTAAATTCTATATTTTTATACATACTATTTTTGCTTAACGGAGTTTCGTAGTGTATAGATGCTCCAATTGCATTCTTTACTTGTTTTCTTTGGTCTTTATTTTCAAATCTTATCACGTACTTGTGATAATTGTGATCAAGTTCTTTGGTTATGTGTTGCGTAACCAAAGGGCAGTTTGCAAATCCGGTGTTATATTTATCTGCAAGTTGCTGCCTGCGTTTTTGATTATGTTCGGCATCTTGTAGGCGCAATTCTATAATTTTTCCGTTTAAAACATACATACGACTGTTATATCCTAGCATAGAAAAATCTTTATCCTTGCCGTGTCTACGAATCTTTCTTACAGTGTCTGCAATTTCGTCATTGTCGGTTAAAAATACGCCGCCGCCATTTATTCCAGCAATAACTTTGTTTGTGTTAAAACTAAAAACGCTGCAGTCGCCGATGGTGCCTGCCGAGATCCCGTTGAGGCTGCTGCCCAAACTTTGCGCAGCATCTTCAACAAATAGTATTTTTTTTTCTTTGCAAAATTCTTCAATTTTACTAGTATCAGTCATATTACCGAACAGGTGAGGATATACAATTGCTTTTACTTTGTCTGAATACATGCGTTTGATGCTGTCTAAAGACATATGATATGAATCTAAATCGATATCACAAAAAACCGGTGTTGCACCTACCATACTGACACAGGCTGAACTGCTTATCCAACTAAAGTCTGTAACTAAAACTTCGTCACCTGGGCCAATGCCGTGCGCTAACAAGGAGAAGTGCAACGCATCAGTAGCACTAGAAACACTAACACAATGTTTACGTCCTATGCGTTGAGCAAATTTATCTTCAAACGAACTGTTGTCTTCATAGTTTGCTTGTGACATAAAATTATTAAATAATTCTTGATATTGTTCTTTGTTTTCTTTATATTCTCTATCCCAGCCGTCGTAAGGTATCATAATTAAATTTAAAACTCCTTAATTCGTTAAATTTAAAGATTGCATTTTATCTCTTGACATTCTTTGCCATACTTCTAATGATGCAGATTTATATCCCCAATATTCTTTCTTAACACGTTGCTGAGTGTGTTTTTTATCAGGACTGGTTAATTTAAAATCAACGTTTTTCCTAAGTAGAGGACTATCGGGGTTAAATCCTCGGTTCGTATTAATTAACAACAAACTAAAATCTTCTTCTTTTGCAATTTCTATTGCGCGATCTACCTCGTGTTCGTTATAACCAAAAATTATGTATTGCCATACAATTACGTGACCCAGATCTCTTCCCTGTTTCATTCTTTGCCAGACTTCTTGAAAATCGGAGCCTATTCTATATAACTCACTTTTTTCATCAATGCCGTCTACTCCAAAATACCATGCATTTTCTCCAACACCGTAACTGTAGGCCTCGTCCCACCATGCATCGCTTTTGCCGCTACCCACTGTGGCAATTCTCACTGCTTTGCCCTGTCCGTTGCACATTTTTAAAAGATTAAGAAACTTAGGATGGTAAATTGGGTCTGATATCTGACCACAAAATGTTATACCAAGTTCATAATAATCTAGAATTTTTTTAAATTGCTCTTCTTCTAGGTCAAACGACCGTTTTATTTGTTCTTGACTTGTTGTTTTTTGTCGAATACATTGAGGGCATCTAAAAATACATCTATGAGAAGCATCTATATTAGGCCTACAAAATCTTTGGTATTTTACATATTCGTCAGTAATTCTTGCCATTTGCTTGATCTCTAACTTCTATTTTTTCTTCTTTTTTAACTTCATCCATATCTACGTTAACGCCGCACTTCTTTTTACACATATAAGAAGCGTCTTGAGGTCTATTAATTAATGTCTGAAAAAAGTTTTCCCATTGTTCAGACTTAAAAATATCTTCTAGCGAGTTGTTATTAGATAACAGTAATTCATCATCTTTTAATCCGCATGCCTTTACATACCTGTAGACCGGCGGGTCGTCCATCCAACAACACGGAAGCATAAATCCGTCAGATGTGTATGCTGCTCCTTTGTTGTCTTTTTTACCAAATGCCAAACACTTAGGTTTAATTTTCATGCATTGTCCTCTATAATTTTAAATATTGGCGATACGTCTGGTTCTTTGATACTTCTATTCCAGTAAACGCTACCGCCGTCGACTAAGGATTTATCTCTCTGATAGATTACGTTTTTTCCAAAGTATCTACATTCTTGAAATATTCTAGGTGCTGGATCAAATGTATTTTTTGTATAAACATAAGTTTCAAACATTCCTAACAAATCATCTACAGGTGCAAATACATTATTGTTTTTTGAATCAATATATTTCTCATTATAGGTTAATATACCGTGATTAGGATATTGGTCTATTATATCTTGTATTGTTGCATAGTATTTGTCATTTGTTCCAAGGAATAGGTGCTCGAACTGTATATTGTTTGTTACGGGTTTATGTATATCAAAATTGATTGTTTTTTCAAAGTGTTCACCTACGCCGTTAGGATATACTTCGTGGTCGCAAAGATCAAATATTCTATATGGTGCAAAAAAAGAAACTGCTTTGGGATATATGGTAGGATGATTTTCTGAATACACAGATATTAACTTATGCGAAAATAATCTTTTAAGAGAACTTTGCTGTGTTTCTGTATAATTATCAAAATCTATGTAAGCCAGACTCATTTGACTTCGGCCCATAATCAGAGAAAAATCTTGCTTTCTCGGTGCTACACTGTCAAATTCAATATCTTGACAGTGAATATATTTGTTTTTTATTGCCATAATATAGTCAGATGGTAGAAATTTTCTATTACATATCACTATAACCCTTGCATTGATTCCTAGTGATTTAAGATAAGAACTATACTCGTAACTATAGTAAAATAGGCCGTCGCAAGGTTTACTGGTACAAACTATATTAATCATTGTTTTCAAAATAAAATTTAAGCCACTCAAAGTCGTTTATTTTTTGTAACTCGATAATGTTGTCTTTGTTTTCTTCACCGAATTTTCTACCTTCTTTGGCGCCTTTTATAGCATCTATGCCAAACGGTCGATTGACACCTTGATTACACCATGTTTCTAAACGTTCAAATGTTTCTGAATTAAGTTGTCTATCTATTGTTTGGCTAGCAAGTTTCGCACACTCTCTAAAACCAGATCGCCAAGCACTAAATGAATCAGTATTGAACGCTGTTATATTTGATGTTTGTTCGACTGCTCGAAAACTATTGGATATACTAGTTGTCATATCCGCTCTAGAAGTATCCATTTTTATAGTTTTGGTTCTTGGAAGCAGTTTTACACCTCCATACCCGTACACGAGATCATTTACAGGATTTTGAGAATTCCACACATGAACAGTGTCTAAATTATATTCGTCTACTTCGTAATCAAATGAAAAGTCATCCAACAGTTCAGCATCAGCATCTACTACCCAAAACATTTTTGTAAAACATCGCTTTGCGGCTTTGATATGTGCTTGGTGTATTCCTTTTACACCGTCTACTCTTTTTGCAGAAGGAAAACGAGATTTTAAAAGTTCCCAGTTTTTATCTGCGTTTGATTCATTATAAGATATAAACACAATGTCATACATATTACTATTATATATTAAAACTTTATCTTTGTCTAGTATTACCGTAGTGTATTACTCGGCTAACCGAACTTGAGAATTTTCGCCAGGGATCTATCACAATACTGAAAGGAGGAATTGGACAATAAATCTCGTCTCGAGTTTTTGTTTCTGTGTAATCATAGGTTACTGAGGCAGAGTGTGCCATAAGAAACACACCAGGTTCTGTAGGTTGATAATCGTCGCCTGTATAAGGATCTATATAGGTAGGTTTAATTCCTGCTTCTTGTACGTAGTGTCCTACTAGTAAACTGTATGATCCGTCTGTGTAAGGAACTTGTGGCTTATATGCTTTGCCGTGTATGTATATGGGCATGTTATTTTCATTTGCGTGCTTTACTAGTTCGAGAGCAAGATTTTTTGCTTGTATCTCTCTCGCACTCATAATAGCATCAAATAAGTCATAGCCTAGACCAAGTTCCTGCGCCATATAACGTAGAGCGATGTTATCTCTAGGATGGCAGGCGCCTCCGTCCCCCATGCCTGCTGTCATGTACTGTGGCGACATTATACGTTTGGTAGAATTAGCAAGTGCTTCTGTTACTACATCCACGTTGATATTTTTTTGTTTTTCTGCAACGTCCTGTATCATGTTAACTAGAGATATTTTTGTAGAAATAAAAGTATTGTAAAAGACCTTGATACATTCACACTCGTCATAGGTACCGACAACTGTAGAAGGATTGTTTTCCATGACAGTATCATAAAATTCTTTTAACTGTTTAGCGTCTCCTGTTTCAGATCCGTCGTCGGTGCCAATCATTATCATTTCTGGATTGACCATGTCCCAGCCAACAGATCCCATTGCTATAAGATAGGGGTTATAAACAAATCTTGTATTAGTTATGATTGGTGTGAATTCTCTTCTCGTAGTGCCAGGTAATACAGTAGATATTAACACCAACAGTTGGTCTTGGTTCATGTGTTTGTCTGCTTCTTCGAGAACAGACTTCACAGTATCATAGGAGAAGTCTTTTGGCGACAAATGGTTAGTAGGAGCACTTCCGTCATAGTCAGCATCATGTGGTGTGGGAACTGCTACAAACACAATATTACAGCCTTGCACACATTCTTGAATATTG